GGTGAATCATGGTCACTAGGATGGGGTGAATCATGGTCACTATGATGGGGTGAATCATGGTCACTATGATGGGGTGAATTGTATTCTTTTAATATATCGTCTATGTCGCTACATTCAATATTTATATTTTCGAATGTATTTGAATCAATATCGGTATTATGTATTTTGAAATGATTATTTACATTTTTTTTGTACCATGATGTTTGTTTTATAGAGTTATATTCTTCAGATATATCATACATAAATTCATCTGCTACACCAGTAAATGTGCCAAAAAATAATGGAAATGTAGGACATTTATTTTCTTCTGTTAATTTGCTTCCTAAAAAGGAAAAAAAGGAATCAATATATGCGCTATTATTATAGTTATTTATTTTTTTATTAGTTAAATTATGAAAAATATTTGGTAATTTTGAGTTATGATGTGTATTATAATCATTCATCATTGCTTGCGAAATATTTAGTATTGGTAATATTTTTGTAAAAATCTGTTGTTCTGTATTTTCATTTGTATATTTGTTTAAAATAGTAGCATCAAAAAAATTTTTGATATAACTATCATCTTTTTTTACTTTAATTGGTTCTATCAATTTAGTAACTAAATATGTTGAATTTAATATAAACGATGTTGTAGAATCATTATAAAATTCCAAAAATAATGATAATATTGGAAAATAGGATTGGACATTTTTTATTTGTAGATTATGTTCAAAGTCATGTTTAAGAGTATCTAATATATTATTATTTATTTTAATACATTTTGTATTAACCATTTTATAAAAATATTATTTAAAAAATCTTTAAATAAAAATTTAGATTTGCGTATATATAATTATTAAAAAAAATATTTCATTATTAATGAATTTAGCATTGAAAAAATTTAATTTGAATAATATTTCATCAGACAAAGTGTGTGTTTTTATTGGAAAACGTGAAACTGGTAAAAGTTTTTTAGTAAAAGATTTATTGTATTACCATAAAAATATACCAATTGGTACTGTAATATCTGGGACTGAAGCCGCAAATTCATTTTATGGAAGTATAGTTCCAAACTTATTTATTCATGATGCTTATACGCCAGATATAATTAATAACACATTAAAAAGACAAAAAATGGTAATTAAAAAGATTCAAAAAGAGAATACAAATTATGGTAAAACAAATATTGATCCAAATGCCTTTTTGATTTTAGATGATTGTTTATATGATCAGAGTTGGATAAGGGATCCAAATATTAGAAGTTTATTTATGAATGGGCGTCATTATAAAATTTTATTTATTATAACCATGCAATATGCTTTGGGAATACCACCAAGTTTAAGAACAAATATAGATTATGTATTTATTTTAAGAGAAAATTATGTATCAAATAGAAAAAGACTGTATGAACATTATGCAGGTATGTTTCCGACATTTGAAATTTTTTGCCAAGTTATGGATCAATGTACTGAGGATTACAATTGTTTAGTTATAAACAATAATGCTAAAAGTAATAAATTAGAGGACCAAGTATTTTGGTATAAAGCAGATGCCCATCCAGCATTTAAGATTGGTGCACAAGAATTTTGGGAACATCATAATTCTAATTTTAATGATAATTATGAGTCTGATGAAGATGATAATTTTATTTCACCAAGAAAGAGAGGTCCAACTATTAATGTTAAAAAAACAAGTTATTAAATATAATATGTTTTTAAAAATTTATAATAATTCTGTTTGTTATAATTCGCACAAAATAAATTACATGATATATTTATCTCTAAAATAACAATATCTTCTTCTTTTGTTAACCCAATATCCCATCCGACAATTGGAATATCATTAAGTAATTTTAAATGGGCGTTTGTACATATTTTTTTTATTTTATCAAATTTAGGTATTTTTCTGTCTATATTCACTCCTTTTTCTGGATGATATGTTAATTTGTCTCGTATATTTTGATCGAATTTTAATAACGCTATATTTGATACAAAATCAGAATCATCAAATGACGTATTTTTTCCATACCATTCTTCATTCATTGTGCCTTTTCCAATTTTACCATTTTCTATATTTATATTAAATAAAATAGAAGTATGATCTGTTTTTTGTTTTGTAAGTCCAGCCCGAAGACATGCTGATAAAATGTGTGGTTTGGATGATTTATAAAATAGTTTATCCTTATATGTAATAACACGTAATGTTGATAATGGAGAATCTTTTGGTAAAAATGATTGTAAAAATAAACTATTTGTAAGTTTGCGTTGAATAATCCAATCACCATTATTAAAGCAATTATTATAAAGATGAATACCCATACCACCTTCTATATTAGTATTCTTTAGTATAATATCCTCGTATATACATGATGTTACCGGAATATTTAAATATACACATTTTTCTAAAAATATTTTTTTATTTTCATATTTATATTGTTTTGATTTAGAAATAGTGTGTGTTAAATGAACTAGATTACAATTAATTCTCCATATCCAAAACCAATTATATGGATGTAATAGTATTTTTTTAGAATAATTAAGATTTGTTGTAAAATAGTAATATATAGAAATTATTGGATATAACACTAAAATACTAAATAAAGCAATATATTTAGTATACACTAAATAATATAATGATATTCCAGTATATGGAATATATAGATTATAAAAATTATCATAAATATCTTTACCATATGTTTTATTCCTATAATGAGGTAAATCCCATAGTTTAAATGTTAGATAAATATTGTACAAATGAATCAATATATCATCTTTATATTCATTTTTATCGAAATATGGACAATCTATACTATCATATCTATAAAAATAGTATAATGTTTTGTAGAATTTTATTATATACATTTATAATAAATATATTGATTTATTGTCATTCAATTTTAAATTAAATTTGTATTATTTCTTACATCATTAGCATTAAACATATAGCTAAATTGATCATCTAAATCATTTGATTCGATTGAATCATATATTGATCTTGGTAAAAATCTGTATTCAACTTCTTTTGTAATTTCTTTTGATTTGAAATATAATTCTAAATATCCAGATACTAATAATATTATACCAATCATTAATATAAATAGTATAATTAACTTCATATAATAAATTAATATTAAAATTCTGTGAAAAAACGTTGTAATGAAAATGTGTTTGTTTCAGTATCATTATTTTCTATTGTTTTATAATTATTATCTATTATTCTATCATTAAAAACATAGTTAAAATCATCTTCTAAATTAGTTTTTTTGAAAGAATCGTTGATTGTTTGTGGCAAAATAATATATTTTATACTTGTTTCAATATTATCGGTATAATATTTATTGTAAGAATATTTATATGATAAATACACTATTAATGTAAAAAAAAGAATAATAAATAATGATTTCATATAATTTAAATAGTTTTTATTTTCTGACTTTCTTCTTCTGATGTTGATTCATTTTCTAAATTAGATTCAACTGTTTCTTCACTATTAGATTCAACTGTTTCTTCACTATTAGGTTCAGTTGTAGCACCTTGTAATTTGCTACTCATCCATGGGTCAGGTTCATCCAATAATTCTGAAATTTTATTTTCATTTTCTTTTTCTTTTTCGGCTTCAATACGTTTTTTCATAGCATCTTGTGTTTTTTCTCTTTTTTGTTCTTCATAAAACAAATCTCTATTAACTTCGTTCTTTTTGTATTCTTGCATTAATGTATTTAATTCAGTTTCTAAATATTCTTCTTCTTGAACTTGGTCAGCATTTGGATCCCATGGAAGCCAATATCCAACTTGTCCAACAAATACATGGAATGACCGATCATTCCGTTGTAATTCTTTTGCACGCTTTTCAGCCTGAGCATAACTATCGTAACAGCCACGTACTTTGACACCTCGAACACTAGTTTGTTTATTTGAAATTTTTTCAAAAGCGCTATTCAATTCATCATTAAATTTGTATTTAAAATCATCATATTTATCTTTAAATTGGGTATAGTTGAATTTCATTTCAAGTCTTAATTTTTCCTTCAATTCTTTTTCAACTTTACTTTTGACTTCATCGGAACATTTTTTGATAATATCATCGATTGATGCCTCCCATTCACCACATCGTTGATTCATAAATTTATTGAACAAAAATAATTCTTTCTGTTTTATACATTCATCAGGTGATACAAAAGAAATACATGTGTAATTTTGTCCTGGAATAGGTTTATCAACTTCTAAATAATCTTCTTCACTCATTTATATCATTTATTTCAATAAAATCTTTAAATAGATAAATTAAATATATTATATTTCAAAAAAATCTTTAAATAGATAAATTAAATATATTATATTATATTAAATAATGAATGTTCGAGAAGTTATGAGACGTTTGATAAAATATTTAATAATGGTATTAGTTGTAGCATTTGCATGTTTTACATTAGTAAAAACAAGTATGACTAATTTTGAAATAGTATTGATAGCATTAGTATCTGGAATGGTTTATAATGTCTTAGATTTGATGTCTCCATCAATACATTTAAAAATAGATAAAACGTGTGGAATATAATTATAAATTATTCTAATAATTCATCTAAATTGGATTCATTTACAACTTTTTTATTTTTATTTTTTTTATTTTTCTTTAAGAAAAATATTTTTTGACGTGTTTCTTTATCAATAAAAGGTCTAATAATTGTATAAATAGTTTTTACCATAATATTAGCATTTGTTACCCATATTACCTTTAAATTATCTGGATATTTTTCTTGTAATACATGAATCAACATTTTTATAAAATCATAATCTATTTCTTTTAACTTATGATCTTTCAAATCAATAAAAGTATCCATGGTAGAAATATTTAATTGTGTCTTTCTTAATATTATCAATTCTTCAATTATTTTAAAGATATATTCAATAAAATATTGATAATCCTTTTGCTTTAAAAAATATTTTAATTTAATGACAAGATTTAATTTGTCATCATAATATATAAATTTTTCACAATCTATTAATCTTTTATTTTCTTTGTGAATTAATCCAGTGTTCATTTAAATAAAAAAAAACAAAAAAAAACAAGATTATATACTTGGAATAAATTCCCATTTTAATTCATTGCATATTTTTTTCCAAATAATATCTTGTTGATGTAATTTTTCTCTACTTTTTAAAAGTAAAAAACATGGTATAAATTCATCTAATTCTAATAATTGTACAAATTTATGTAAAATATATGAATATGATAAAAAATTTTTTCTATAACTGGGACAATGATTTTGAAATGGAATTTGTATTTCTTTAAACATTCTTCGCAATTCTTCTTCTGTTTTTCGTGTCATTATAGGCGGAGGAATACCATTTATTTTATTTATTATATGTGGAATATGTTCATAATATTTGTTTTTCTTTAATTTTTTCAATATTTCGCGTAATTTTTTTTGTGTTAGTTTGTTTATATTGAATATACGTTCCTTTTTTAATTCAACTAAAATTTCATCATATATTTCTTTTGGTATATCTGTGGATTCTTTTGCCTGGAATTGTGCCAACCATTCATTGAAATGATTTATTCTTTTATAAGCAAAATAGCATATTTCTCTTGGGGGATCTTTGTAGGATGGTTTATCTGAATCGACCAATATTTTAGTTTCATTTCCACAATGTTCGCATATCATTTTCCCTTCAGATAAAAATAATTTTTGCTCTTTATTACAATAATTACAAATATCTAGATTATTTGTGTATGTATTAATATTTGTATTATTTGTTTTGTTCATATAACATTCGTAAATATCGGATTTATTACTTCCATTATATTTAGAATTAATATTGAAATATTCAGAAACAGATTTATTATTATTTATTTTTTTAATATTGTTAACTATTTTATCTTCTTTATTATCTATACTATTATAGTAATCAAATAATATATTACCAGTATTCAATAAATAATCTATATCTTCTTTTTTGTTTAAATTAGAAATATCATCTTCGATTTTTATAATAGTATCTTTAATATCCAAAATTGATTCGATATTTTTTTTGTAATTTTTATTAAGTTTTTTCAATTTATTATTTAATTTATTTAGTGTATCATGTTTTTCCTTTAGAATAGTATCATTTTCTTCAATCTCCTTTAATTTATCATTATGTTTGGCGTCAAGTGTTATACGATTATCTATTTTTTTGAATGTTTTATTTTTTACTTTAAATGCCATTATATAAATAAAATATGTTTCTTTAAATAGAAAAAATTAGTTTAAATCTTAAATAATCTTAAATAATTAATATTAGACTTAAAGCTTAAAATATTCATTTATAAAATATCTAATATTATATATGGGAGGTGGATTATTACAAATAGTAGCATATGGCTCACAAGATATATATCTAACTGGAAATCCTCAGATTACATTTTTTAAAGCAGTTTATAGAAGACATACTAATTTTTCAATAGAATCTATAAAACAAACATTTAATGGAACCGCTAATTTTGGAGAAGAGGTTTCGGTAACATTACAAAGAAATGCCGATTTAGTTCACAAAATGTATTTACAAATTAAATTGCCATCTGTCGATATTAGTAAAGCAAATACAGATTCTACAACACATAGTAGTGCCTTTAGATGGCTTAATTGGATAGGACATGTTTTATTAAAAGATGTTGAAATATCAATTGGAGGACAAAAAATAGATAAACACTATGGGGAATGGTTACATATATGGAATGAATTATCACAAACGCCAGGCCGCGCACCTGGATATGCTGAAATGGTTGGAAATGTACCTAAATTAACTCAAATATATGGATCTAAAACTCCCACATCTGTAAATCCAAATCCTTCTGGCGAATTTACATTATATATTCCATTACAATTTTGGTTTTGTCGTAATCCAGGTATGGCATTGCCTTTAATAGCATTACAGTACAATGATATTGTATTGAATTTTTCATTTAGAACATTCAATGAATGTATTTGGGCAACAAAAAAAACAAATGCCACAGTTTATAACCCACCAACTATAACACCATATACTTATGGTAGCGATATAATTGATGCTGCTGAAAAAACGATCCAAAGTAAAACAAATTTGTATGTGGATTATATATATTTAGATACTGATGAACGACGTAGATTTGCCCAAGTTCCACATGAATACTTAATAGAACAACTCCAATATAATGGTGAAGAATCTGTAACTACAACCAATGTTAGTATTAAAATGAACTTTACACATCCAGTAAAAGAAATAATATGG